GTACTAATAAGGAAAGGTCGTCGTAATGCATCTTCTTAACAGAAAGCCTGTCGGCTTCCATTCCCGCCCTTTGTAACATAGCAATAGAGTCAATAGAGTTCCAGCGGTCGAATGTTACCAACTTTACTTTGAACCCTCTGGACCTTAACGACATAATGTAATTTCGCACTTCGTCAAAGTCTACGTTCTTGTCTGATCTAGGGGTCCAGTGTCTCACAGCGTCTACAACAACCTTAGGCGCAGGCTCAGAGTATATGTTGCCCATCTTAATCTTTTCCCAGCCTTCGACGTGCGCCATGGCAACAGCGCAATGGTCGTGCTTGTACGCAAGGTCAACATGGACATAGTATTCCTTGTCAGGCTGTGGCTGAAAGCGTTCCTGGAAACGGCCCTGATCGTCGTGTGCGGTATTCGGACGACTGAATGCAGCCTCTACCTTCTCTCGGCTCTTGAAGAAAGCGTCAATAGCCTCTGGGGGCATACAGGCGAACCTAGAGAGAGCGTCCACAGGGTCCTTGAAGAAAGACCTACGGGCCTTAATGATATCCCACGTAGGATTGACCTCCCAGGTTGCTCTTCTAATTGCATAAACTCCTGGCTCCCTGTAGTGAGTAATCTCGTCATGCTCCCAGTGAATTTCAATTTCGTTACCGGGGGTACCGTCTGGCAGGTCGTAGTCTACCTTTAAGGTCATTGACTTTTCAATACGGTTAACTCCACCAGGAGCAATGACCTGTGCGTAGCGTGTTTGGATAAAGTCGTTCTTGAATCTAGGGAAGGATAGAAGAATCAACTTACCAAACTCAGGGAATCGTGAGGACACAGAGCCGTGGTACATATCATAAATGTCCTGCGCGGTCTTAGCCTGCGCGTGTCCGGTTGTATTCTCAATGGCGAAACCTGAAATCTCATCAAGGATTGCCATGAACACGTTGTACCCTTCCCACGATTCTCTTTGAGAGTGAGCGGAGTAACATGTAATGCCCTTGTCGAATTCAATAGACAATGCGGTCGGAGCATACTTGCCCTCAAACCATGGGCTGTTCTGAATGATTCTTTTAAAGCCCTTAAAGAAAACGTTCTTTGCCTGGTCTGCGTTAATAGCAATGTTAAGGATATCAATGGCGTCACCAAAAGACTTACCATAGTATCCGGCGGGGTCCTTTAGACACAGCAACATATACACTACCCGCGCCACAGAAATAGTAGAACAGTAATCCTTGCCTGAGCCCTTGCCCCACTGGGCAATAACCTCAAACACGGTACGCTTAAATAGCCGGGTACCTTCGGCATCCCCGAATGTATCAATCAGGGTTTGTAGTTTATAGATTTGGGTAGAAGCCTCTACCAAGGTGTACTGTTCTTCTGACAAAGGCCGAAGCCCGAGGTATTCTTTACCTTCAACGAATGTCCTCAGATCGACAGGGATTTCTTCAAAATCACTATCCTGTAGAACTTCTAAAAGGTCACCGAAACCACCGAACATAGACATTAGTCTGCTCGTGGTTCCTGAACAATAATTACCTCGGGCTTGCCATTAATCTCTGCTAGAGCCGAATACACTCGTGCCCTGCATCGTGGGCAGTCACCAGAAACTTCTTTAAGAATCTGCTTGATCTGCTCATGCTCTATTTCCATTTGTGTTAACTGGTCCGCTAATTCATCGTCGGCTGTGATCCCGGCTGTCGCATAAATTTGCGTCCTGTCTTTTTCTAACTGTCCCGCACCTTTTAGGGCAGAGGACATTTCTTTTAGATTACCGTTAGCCTTGGCCTCATCAATAATCCACCAGAACTCTTTGATTAGCATTTGATAATGCTGGTCAATCTGTAGGAGTAGTTCCTTGGCTCTGCCTTTAATATCAGAGTCCTCAGTAACAAACTTGCTCCACGCCTGTAGGTTTTCAAGAACCTTAGCGCGGGTGGTATGTAGTTCTTTGGCAATGGCAGTAGGCGAATTGCCTCTTAGATATAACTGGGCAATGCGCTCTGCATCATCAAATTGTTCCACTAGGTCTTTAGACAACAGTCTTTGCTCTTTTCTTGTACGAACGCTTAGGCCGCACAATTTGTTTTAGTTTGCCAACATGAAAAGACCGGGTAACTTTAGAGTTCTGATCCAAGCAGTCAATCCAGGTAGAGTCTAGTCGCACGTTGTGTGCAATACGAACAAAGATAAAGATTCCTCTTATGTGTCTGAATTTTATCTTGTCGCCAGGCTTAATTATGTCACCCTTAAACTCTAACTGATAGTCTACAAAAATTTCAGGGTTTGCACCATAGGGCACAAACTCCTGGTGAACTCTTCTTTTTGCTCCCATTATGCTCTCCTTTTACTTGGTGACCATACGTAACCAGGAACAGACATTTTTCGGTTTAATTCTCCACGGCATCGTTCACACTGCTGGGTGTCTGCCTTGGAGAAGGATACCATACGCTCGGCTTCTTGTCCACAGTCCGGACAGACATACTCGTAAATTGGCATATTTAAAGTATATCTTAGTCGATCACATTTGTCAAAAAGGAAAATCTTTCATCTGTAGTACCTTTGGGAATTGTGGCAAACGGAGTGTTAGATTTCTTTAAAAACATTTTAATTAATACATCTATGTCCTTCTGGTAATCTGCATCTCCATCTCGCACGCCGTCGTTCTTGGGAGGAAAGTAAATCGGAAAGTAGAATACGTAATCGTATTTAAGCATGTGCTCAAAGACTAATTCCTCTGACACTCCCCAATAGAATTCCATCTCCTCTTCGTCCATCTTCCAATGCCTTAGCATTTGATAAGACGTGTAGGCTAAAGAATCAATAGGAGTTCGGTCGCTTATTATTTGTCGGGTCGCCCGGTAAATTTTATCCTCAATTGACACTCTACTGACAGTAGTAATCAATTGGCTAATGGGATCAGCCTCACGGTTCAACTTATACCCGGCGGCGTGGGCTAGCCTAGCGGTGCTAGGAACAGTTGTGTATCCCATATCAGCCTTGTCAATACGCTTTAGTAGGCTTGTCTTACCGGTGCCCTGGGCTCCGGTGAATCCGATTCTCACTATAACTCTTCTCGTTAGGGTTGGACTGTAAATAGGTCTAACTTTATATCGCTCAACATATCTTCCACAGAGGTACCAGGATCAAATGACTTCTGATAGGTGTGTCCGCTCTTCACAGAGTAAAGATTTACTACCTGTTTGTCAGCGTCGCTTACGATTGAAAAGTGAATAGGTTCTAGTTTGCCTGACACAACTACCGGCCTGCCCATTGCCTACCATTTCTAATAAGTTTATACTTCTGTAAATAGTTTTGCACGGTCTGAATAGAACACCCGCACTCTTTTGCTATCTCAGTGATAGATTTATTCTGTGTAATGTAACGACGCTTTAACCAAACCTCTGACTTATAAAGATCAGGCACCGGCCAGTTCCTTGACAATATGCTTTGTTCCATCGTAACGCCCGATCTTTTTAGTCGTCGGGTCTAGTCTCCACACTGGAACTTCTTTTCTTATGGCGTACTCAATACAGTTACGAGTGCCACCCTTAAAGCCATTCCACACGGCGACAACAATGTCAGCACGGTCTACCATCCACTGATTGCGAACTTGGTAAACACCCTTGTGGTCATTAGCATCTGAAACAAACTCTACATCTTCTGCCCAGTTAAGGAGGTGATTGTAATGAATCTTCTGCTCGTCTGTCCAGGTGTTCTCCTGTCCAGGAAAAGGAACAGCGGCAATGTAAGGAATCTCCATGGTCAAAGCAACTTCTGCCGCCACGGTGTCAACGCCCAATGCCATTCCGGTAATAATTTTTTGGGGGTTCATTTTGGTGAAAGTAGAAGTCAATTCTTTTCGCACCCATACCCAAAGGTCAGACGTGTAAGTGTAGTCCTGGTCAAGGCTCTTCGGCCTCTGACCTGTCATAGCAATATTCATTCGTATGTCCTTGTCCATAGTGTTATTGTACTCCGTTACTGTCTACGAGTCAATTGATTATATGCATAGTAAGCAATGCCAAGGCTGTCGCCCACGTCGTTATCAGTAATGTTCAACGGCCATTTGTCGTTAAAGATATCCATGGTTCTTTGCTTTCTTATGGCTCTTGTCTTTGTGCTGTACCATGAGGTAGACTTATCTGGATACTCTAGTCTAAGCGCTTCCTTCTCCGGTTTTTTAAACGGAGGGTTGCCAATGAAGTTCTGCCAGGTCATCGCGGGTACTGTGATGGTTTTACAGCCCATAGCCACTAGCACACCAACGATACTACCATACACATATGCCAGGTGTACAGCAACCTTAGGTGAATTAATAAATGCTGCACCTTCAATGGCTACATAGTCCACTGGAAATTGCTTGTAGATTGCATATATTTTCTCGTTGGCGTCACCGATCTTCTCGTAAATGTCGCCACCTATAATGTCTACCTTGCCCCAGCGTTCAGGCTTACGGTTATAAAATACCGTAAAGGCAATTGAATTGGTTGAGGCATCAATGCCCATAACTCTTTTTGCCTTTGTCCTACTAAGCGATGCTATATTCATGCAACCATTCCTGATATGTAGTCCTTTATGTCTGTTTCTTTCTTGGCAAGACATAAAGAACAAACCTCTGTGTCATTGTATCTATTGAGAACAGTAGAGCAGGTTCGGGAAGAACAAATTCTACTGCCTCCCTTGCGCCGCTCTTTGCGCTGATAATACTTTTCCATAATCCGCTTGTTGGTAGCCAACCTGCAACACTCGTCGGAGCAATATCTTTGATTGTGGGTCTTGGCTGTGAAGTCAATTCCACACTCTGTGTAAGCACACGTTCTCATATTCATTAGTAAACTTTAGGAACTTCCATCGCGGGCATATCGACGGTGCCTTCCGGTTGCTGTTCCCAGCACCAATCTTTAATCGCACAACCCTTACAAATAACACTCTTGCGGGTAAACGGCCTCTTGGGAAGTTCTCCTTCCTCAAAATTTTTGTAAACTGCTCGCAACCATTCAAATACTTTTTCTAACAATGCTTCGTTCCGCTCGTTCATCTCTACTGGGATGACCAAGAATTCCTGTGTATTCTTATTCTCGTAAAGTAGAAAACCACTCTTCTTTTGAGTGGCTTTCAGGTAAATGAGAATCTGTACTAAATGCTGGAATGAAGGCTTCATTGAGGCTTGTCGGACTGCGAAGGCTTCGCTTCTGGCAGTCTTAAATTCCCCAACAACTATTTCCCCTTCCCATTCAATCATAATGTCGATGTACCCTCTAATTGGAGGATCGGCATAAGTCATTTCAGACTCTAGGTCAACAGGGACTCCCGAATCTTCTAGCAACTTTTCGATTCGGGAGTGAGAGTAAGTTCCGTTTGACATATTCGCAATGCCCAGGGCATCATTGGAGTCTGCAAAATCATGCTGGTTAAAGGCAAGGTACCAATAACGAGGGCAAATTCCGTTGTACCCGCCAATGCTTGACGGGGCGAATGTCTTTTTTGCTCTAGTTCCTGAGCGATTCTTCTTTAGGTATTGATCTTCCAGGAACACCGAAAACTCCGCAGGGTCGAATGTCCCTGTAGTTTTACGGTACGTTAAGTTTTTAATAATTTCTCTGGCCATAGGTTAGAACTTTCCTCTTACTAAGTATTTGATAGCGTCAACAAGCCGGTCTATAGCGTGGTACATGGAGTAGTATGTATTCTTCTTAGCCGTGTTCTTGCTAACGTTCTGATAATATGCAGCCATCATTTGCATCTTTGCCCCGATTGCCTGTAGTTCTACAATGAGAGTTGGAATTTTTGCAATAGGTACGTCTGGTTTACTAATTAATTTTATCATATATTCTAGTGCTATGTCAAGTGCAGTGTCATCAATAAACTCTGCAAGTTCATACAATTG